TCACCAGCACCAGTAGCACCAGTACGTATGCTGATCCTATACGCTTCAATCGCACCATCAACAGTACGACTAGCCATTACATCCTGGCCTTGATAGATAGTGCCTTGTTGCAACACTGCCGCAGGACCCCAAGTTTGCAGCCAGCCATAGTTAGCAGCAGTTACTATCCCAGGCATCACACCCACCACCAAAGAAGTCGGCGGACTAGGGTGAATAATAGTCTGGTAGTACGGGCTATGAGTCAGACTTACTGTTGCACCAGCACCAAGAGCAATCTTGATTTGGTCATACAGGTAAATGGTACCAGCAACTGACGTAGCAATTGCATCATTATCACGAATCTGGTACGCATACGCTTCACCAGTATCGTCATTAACATGCAACCAACCATTTGCGAACTCACTAACAGCAATGGCTGTGTTAGCACCATTGGTAACTTCCATCTGCCGTGCACCAATGGCTGGCGTATCCACCGCCATGTCAGTTACATCACCATTGGCTTCAATAACCCCTGGTTGGTATAACTTACCCGCAGCACCATCTACCGCACCTACTAAATTATACCGATATACCCGCTCACCAATTTGTACCCGCGTACCAAACGCATAAATCTGGCTAGTACCAAATTCATATACATCTACGAACTCATCATCCAGTCCGATATTCGCCCTATCCACAATTGCCTGGTTAGGGTTAACCACCATCATTCTGCCAGTTTGTGTTACCATCTGAGTGTTCTCCTTTTACTAATTTCTACTGATAACTCAGTTAACGGAACCTTTGTAAGTCCCGGCTTTGCCGTCGTTTACGTCGGCTAAGGATACCAAACACACCAAATCCAGTCCTTCGGCGCCTTGGTATCATTGTTACTCGGGCTCTGGGTATTGACCGTCCGCTACTTACGCGAATAGGTCCTCTTAGGTTATGTTTTGCCATTATTTAACTCTCAAGTTGCGAAATTTGCGAATAATCTTAGCTCGCCTTCGTGAACGCCGTCGTAGTGCTCGGAACCCAGCAAACAGAATACCACGAGTATTTGTCGGTCTTGGTATTGGTCCTAGTGATCTTATATGTCTTGCCATAATTTCTCTCAGGGCTAGCAGAAAGAACCCAAAACCCCCACTAGCCCCAATGTTGATAGGTCAGCGAACGTACCAGGACTCTGACCTTGTTCAACCCTACGCAGTGACAGCAGCATCGGTGATGCCGTAAATTCTACCAACACCAAACTTGCTACCTGAAAGAGTGGCGATGTAACTAGTTAACCTGATGCCAGCAGCATCAAAATCTTCCAGCTTGTCGAAGAACTGGGTCCGAAATACTTCACCAAGCTCGTTGGTCGCACCACCAAAGGCGATAGTCATACCACCTTCACCAAGCATTACTTGACCCAACTTGACAAAGAAGATACTGTATTCCTTGGTACCACTGGTGTACTTAGCCATAGCATCGCTGCCTTCACCAGTTGCAGCTTGCTCAGCTACCATGTAGTCAGACCGGACGATTTCAATGCCATTCCAGAACGGTACTCGCATACCAACTTCATTCGGTCCCCAAACAAAGGTACCAAGACTCATGCTGGTAGACCCAGTATTACCTTCCTGGTAAAAGGCATCCAGTCTCCTGGCTAGTGTATACGACATCAAGATGAAGTCAGTACCCAACTTCATCTCATCTTCAAGAAGTCGTAGATTAGACAGTGCTAATGCACCACCTTCGTCAATATCAATGTCCTCACCATCGGTTTGCTGGCCATTATCACGCGCCCATGCATGTAAACCGTCAAACTGTAAGCTGTTATTGCTGAATGTGGTGTCGCCGTAAATCAGGCGGTCTTCCAGCCGCTTGAGCATACCCTTGACCATTGCGGCGTGTGTAATGGCTTCATAGTTAACCAGAGTACCGTACACACTGGCCACGTAGTTATCAAGTGGAGTCTGGTCATAGAGAATCTTTAGCTGAGTACTCTGTGGAGTGTAGTCAACATTGTTGGTCCATATCAACTGACCACCAATCGCAACCTCTTGCGCGGTCCGTTCTCCCTTCTCTCTCCGCCAGTCGATAGATGTACCCACACCCTGAGCCAATGGGAATCTATCGAACACACCACCACGCCGTATGTGTTCCTCGATTACTCCAGGAATCAGAAATGGCTGAGTAAGCCGCTGTGCCTCAGCAAGATTTAGCCAAAACCCACCTGATTCTGCCATAGTATCTCCTTATCTTCGCTCTTTCGCTTTAGCTATAATTTGTTTACTTGCTTCTAATGCGTCTGCTGGAATATTACTCGATTCCCCATCACCAGCACCAGCAAGTCCAGTCTGTCTGCCATTGACCGTACCAGCAGGTTTAGCCACACCAACCGCTACTTCCATAGCTGCTAATGTGACCGCATCCTTACCTTCTAGCTGTTCATCAGTCAACCCCGCAGTCTTTAGTCTTTCCTTCTGTACAGTAGCCTGTGTTTCAATTATTCCACTATGCGTGACCTTCAACTCATCATAACCTTTCAACGCATCTGCATGTGTAGCTATGATAGTATCCCGGTCTGTTACTTGCTTGGTCAACTCCTCAATACTCTTAACACTACCACCAGAAGTATCCTTGAGGGCCTTAACTTCTGTTTGTGCAGTATTGAGTGCGGTCTTAGCAGTCTCGTGCTGTTCAATTAGAGTAGCATGACTGGTGTTTAGACTGTCAAAGTTGTTCTTGTTGGTTGCTGCATCTTGCTGTAATTTCGTAATCAGTGCGTTGGCTTCTTCAATATTATCTGGCATGTTCCCTTCCTTAATAGTAGGATTTTGTTACGTTCCTGCCAAGTGTCATATGACCCCTATCTGATTCCCAATTCACGCCTAATATCCATAAATCTCCTTTCGGCAGCGTTAGTCTTAAATCCTCGTACTTCTCTAAACACATTCAGCCAAGCATCCAGTTCCGTATTAGCAGTACGGAGATTACTATGAGCTAGTTGAAGTCGACTAGTGAATATAGAAATCAACTGTCGTTGCTCACCATCAATCTCTATTACTGTTTCTTGTATCTGTTGTGCTCTTAACGTATTAGTATCCCGATGTTCTTTAATCAGTGCCTGGTCTATTGAGTCAAACTCTGCCAGTACTACATCAAACAGTGCGTGATACGCCCTAAATAGTTCTTTGTTTATTTGGAAGTGAGTCAACTCTAATGCTGTACTCTCTGCTTGATTTAATCGTATCAACTCAGCAAGAAACTCATCAGGTAAACTCTGCTCTAATGCTTCCCGGTATGCAAAGAACTTATCCCAGTCTTGTTCAAATTGCCCGGTCTCGTAGTTAAACCGCTCCTGTAGCGGTTCTGCAAAGTACAACTCACGCATTTCCTCCATAGGATGTAGTATTGGTTCAAGCATATTGTTCTCTTGAGCAAATGCCACACGTTCATCCAACGTCAATGGTATGTCTCTATATCTATCCTCCCTGTGTTTGGTTTCAATAAAATTAACCCTACGCTCAATACTCTCAGACCGTTCTCGTTTCCAGTCCAGCATAGACCTAGTACCATTACGTACGTCGGTCTCTATCCTTGCCATGTGGTCTCGCTCGGTCATCCTGTTATCTTCAACAGTAGACCAGAATTCCCGTTGTACTAATATCTGCTGTCCTAGTTGGCTAGGCATCAAAGCTACACTAGCACCGGAGAACTTACTGAACCCTTCTACTTCAAACACAGCCTTTTGAATATCTGGCGGTAGTGGTCCAAACACATCTTCAAATCTAAGATTATTCCGTTGTAAATCTCTTAGACTATCCAACGGTACTCCAGTAAGCTCGTGTAGTACTTCATCCGCAGCCGCCCGAGTTTCAATTCGCTGTCCTGGATTCATTCTAAACAGTGCAGACTGTTCGGCTAGTACAGTAAACCAACCTAGTCCTCTACTCCCACCTTCCCACTGCTGTTCTTCCTCATCGCTGAACTGCTCACCACGAAGTTTTTTACTTAACAACTCCACGCCCTCGTAGCCATTAGCACTCACTTGTCTGCTTTGCTGGAAGTCCCTGAATCTATCTGGCATGATATGCTTCATAAAGTTATCAAGCGTAGTCCCTGGCACTGCCACTGCCAACCCACCACTCATAGTCTTTACCCATGCGGGAGCAAGCTCGCCAAACTGAGTAACTCCATTGGCTGCTCCAAACGTAGCAAAGGTTAGTCCTATTGGAAACCCAGGAAAGAATCCAGCCCGGCTAACCATATCAAATGTGCCTGCTGCCGGACCAAACTGATCGTAGAACTCAGGGTAGTCTCGGTTACTCAACCTCCGCATTCCACCCATTAGTATCGTACCGCGCAGCGGGTTAATATCTAATTTTGTCCCTGGGATATGAAAATAACCCTGGTCGCTGTTATCCCTATATCTCCCGAATGCATTATACGTACCAGGATGCCGGAGTGCTTCTCTTGGCAAGTACCATGCAAATCTGTGTGCTTCGTAAGTCCAGAATGGGAATATAGACCTCATACCCGCACTAAATGCAGTAAGATTCTCATAGTCAGGAAAGTCTTGCCCGTATCTACCATTCACCTGCTCCATTACATCATCAAGAAACTGGTCATGGCCAGTAGTGGGTCTACCATTGGGACCGATTAGTCTATTCAGTGTTTGTATATCAGGAGTATCTGGGTTGACGCGTCTAAACATAGCTAGCCTACTTTCCACTGCTGGACTAGTCACTCTGGTAGGCAAACCAGTCTCCATTGCTCGCTGAGTAGCCAGTCTTATTGCTGCTTCGCGTTCACGCTCTGCTATGACTTGACCATTGCGGATTGCGGTTTGCTGTGCTACGATATCACTCTCCTCAATATTTACAATAGTCTCAATCATACCACGCTGGTCAGCTTCTATTTGATCACGCAATATTTGTATTGCTGGTATTTCATCTATCTCCTCAGTACCACCAATTCTAGGAAGGTTAACACCTAACCGTTCCTCTATTTGTACAGTACTAAGTCTATCCATCACGTCGCCGCCACGTCCTTCAAGCTCAGTAATAAATAAACGTTGTACGTTAGCGCGTCCTCTAGTCTGACTACGTAGTCTTTCAACTCTTGCAGTAGCAAAATCAGGGTCGTACCCGCCAAGCTCCAACAACTCTCTAGCAGTCCAATCCTCTGGTGCTGGTATACCCGCATCCACCATTGCTCTGTTAATCTGTACTTGATGCTCTCTCAACTGATTAGGTAATCCAGCCGCAAATAGTTCATCATCAGTACCAAGTACTTCCTGCAACCTAGTCTCTGCCGCCACCACCTGGTCATCCAAATCCAATAACTCCTGACTAAGTTCCTCAAACGTAGACGCTTCTCTCGTCACAGGATTAATTGGCAGTACTTCTTCACTAACAGCCTGCCTGCCTACCAGTACATCAGTCAACCAGTCATGCGTGTCATCACTCGCTAATGCTTGTCTATTCCCACCAAGCCTAATAACCTCCTGCCTTGCATTTTCTAGCTGATTAAACGCTGGGTCTAGTCCGTACATGACATCAGGATTACTCTTTATTTCCTTTACCAGTGAATCATATATCCTACCTAGTGCTTGCTCACTGTACCCCAAGGCATCTGCGTCCAGACCAGCTTCACTACCCGCCCGTTCTGCTCTACTCCGTACAAGAGTGACAAAGTTCTTCTTAGTCTTCAACGCCAACATTTGTGGCAGATACATATTTCTAGCCAGCTCAATAGGAGCCACACCGAATAAATCCGCAACATCCTTAGTCACTAATGGCCTATTAAGCCTAGCATCTAGTCTAAACGGCGCAGTCAGTCCTTCAATCTGACTACTGAGTTCAAATGTCTGAGACCTTACTCTCATGAACTCATCTTCCACTCCTACCCAGGGTCTGCTGCGTTCAAAATAAAACAAATCCCACCAGGCTCGGTCACGTTGATTTCGTGGAGTAGCATCAAGCAACTGGCGCTCAATAGCCCGTTGTTGATTTCTTGCATTGCGAGTAAACGCCACTACTTCTAACTGCTTATCAAGCAACTGTGTGTACTGCAACCTTTGCACACTTGTTAGCCTCAACGGTGCTACTCCAGTATCATCCAACACTTGTTGTTCCGCGGCAGTCAATGGTGTACCTTCTGCCACAGGACTTGGTAACTTATCCCGCATATCTGTTACCATTCTGCCGATGTCATCAGCGGACTGGTTTACATGCGGACTCAATCTCCTATCCCAGAAGTTATCATAAAACTTACCTTTTTCTACCGGATTAGTCTGTCTTTCCCCATATATCCTAGCAACATTGACCGCTTCTGTAATAGTCTCACCATACGTACTAACCACCTGGTCAATTGTATTCAGCTTAAAGTTCATCTCTGCCGCACTCACCGGCACCCAGTCAATCACCTGGTCTACCATGTCTCCAAACATCACACGAAACAACTCCGGTGATTGCAAATGCCGAGCATAGATTGCTTCAGTCAGCACTTCACTAAACAGTCGATTAACCCCTGCTGGCCCTCCTGCCCATAGCTCCCCACTAGCACTCTTTTGCATCAACACATCCCCAACATCACCAGCAATGATATCAAGGCTATCAATAATCTTACTCATTTCAGCAGCACGTACTGTACCAGCAGAGAAGTCCTGTGGCATACGACCCACTACTGCTTCATCACCAGTCAGCAGCCTTGCCACTAGTTCATTCTTATACTCCCCAACATACTTAGCACTCACATGCTCTGGGGCATCAATTAGTAAATCATCAACTAATCTCACTACTGCCGACACCGCCTCTGGGTCTTGTTCAGCTACCAGCTTATCAAACATTCTCCCGTAATAGTTCGCTTTAGCCGTGCCTTGAAATACACTGGCAGCCTTGTATCCACTCAACACTTCCAATGGTTGCCGTACTACTGGTATATTTCGCAGCCATCTTGCAGTCACTAATTGTGTCACCCAGTTATCGACAGTACCCTCAGCCTCGCGTTTCTCAACATCAGTCAGCAACACCCCCGGTGATATTCTCCTCAACTCCTCCTCTGGAAACTTAGCTTCAATCACCAGTCTCTGTGGATGCAGTACATCCAGTGGCACATGCGCTCGTCGAGTACCAAAGCGTATTGCATTCTTTAAGTACACTAACTCTGCCCGCCGCCATAATGGACTAACACCAGCCAGCATTGTCTTGACCATTGTTTCTAATACATTAAACAATCCATATGCACCAAACATCAGGTACGCTTTAGCAAATGGACGCGTTACAAACTCATCAAGGTAATTCAGATGACTAATTCTCGCTAGTGTATCCAACCCGTCAAGACTTCTAGCTACTACTCCTTGTTGAAATCTTCTCTGAGTAATCAGACTTTGTTGCGCGGTAACAAAGTCCTTCTGTACGCCACGCTGGATACTGCCCATTATCTCCCAGATATTATTCCCGCGCAACTTAGCCAGCGCAGCAACCCGCATACCAGCCTGCATGTTGTTAAAGTATCTCACCGACCGCACCAGATTCTCAGTACTCGGTGGCACATCCAGTGCTTTCATCAACAGTGTACTAGACTCATCTGGCAGCAACCACTTAGTAGCACCAAAACCCTTTGACAGTTCCCTGATACTACTAACCTCATCTAGCATTGCTGGTGTAATCTCATGCACTACTCCAACATCATCGAGATATTGCCTTAAATCCCCCACACTTAACTCTCTATCGCCAAGCAAAAACAACCCTGTGCGTGTAGTATAATTCTGCGGGTCACGCATAGCTTCATCGACCTGAACAGTCAATACTCTAACAACCTCATCGGAGTTCATCCTAACTAGTTGTTTACCCAGTACAACTTCCAAATACGCTCTTGCACTATCCACCGCAGCATTACCAAGCGTCAGTCCTCGCTGTTGTAATGTCCGTGGTATTGCAGACACCCATAAATCCTTTAATACCACAAACGGTAGTTCCATTGCTGTAGTAAACCCACGTTCCACGGCACCCACACCTGGTCCTGCCCAACGACCAACATACGGCAATGCTCTTGCCGGTTTAGCATACAGGCCAAATCCTAGATAACTAAACGGGTCAACTATGCTATCTAACAATATCTTCTGCAATCCATTGCCATCCCAATTCTCTCTACTATAACTCAGTGCATTCCAGTACCCTCCTCCTTCTGCTCTGGCATTAGCAAAACTTGCCCGCAACTGCTCATCAGTTTCACTATCCACACCTAAGATATTCCTCAGCACTGTCACCCCACCACCAACAGGCCCGGCTTCTGCTCCTGTAATTCCACTCGCCAATAGCCACCCACCAGCCAGAGGACTTATCACATACTTATGCCAATACTCAAACGGCTTCATAACAATCAACAATGGCCTCTGTACCGCTTGACCCCATAGTGCTGCGTCAATCTTACTATCAATCTCACCACCAGCAAACCTGGCCGCATCAGCCCTAAGTACTGCCATCCTACTCTGGCTTTCCCGCAACTCATCAACCAGTACATCAACCTGTGGACCGATATCAACCAACACCCTATTGATCGACTCTTGGTCCAATCCTTCCGCTCTCAGTGCCTCCATAGCTTCATCAACCGTCCATGGTTTAGGTAGACTATATCTTGCATTATCATGTATAGTCTGTACTAACTCATGTGTGGTCATGTCTTGGATATTACCAAACGGGATTATCTTACTCCCCTTTCTTCTCTGTAAGTCCGCAAACAACTCACCAGTATCCACAGCAATAGTAACTATCGGCTCACCATCCGGTCCTACGCCAGTAACTCTTGCATTCTCCACATCTGGCAACAATCCACTAATCCCCTCAATCAACTGTTCCGCAAATTGCCTATCAGCCACACTAGGACTAAACACATCACTAGCCACTAATCCCAGTACATCATCAATAGTATCTATCTCCACTTCCGTACTACTCAACGCAGCAGGCAGAAATTGCATTAGTTTCAACCGCCAATCTGAACTCTGTACCACTCCCAACTGTTCAACTAGTACTTCCCCCAGTACCCTTATCGCCTCACGGTCGGTCTCATTCTGCGCTAACGCTGCTTCTTCCGTACCAGTCCGCCTCCTTATCTCACTAAAACTACTTGGCACTCCTGGTATGCCAATCGCCCGTTGCACAATAATACTCTGCTCAGTAATATCTGCATTAGCCACACGGTTAACCAATTCATTCTGCTCACCAAATATCCTATTAACCTCCAGCCTTGCAATCCCACCTCGCTCTTCTTCACGTCTAAACTGTGAAGCAAAGCCAGGAAACACGTCCGGTATCTGTGGGACCGCTACATCAGGTCCAGCCAGTTCTGGTGCTATTGGAAACGGTACTTGTGACATTAAAGCCTCGCGTCAGTAGTGCTTTCTACCTTATCATCAACCGTCGCACTACTAGTAATTTCTTTCTTCAGTCCTTCAGACAATGCGGTAAACAACCCGGCGCTAGACGCATTCCCCGCTACTCTAGCCTCTTCCGCCAACTGCTCATACGCTTGAATCAACTGCACTACCTGATAGCTCGGCTGCAACTTCGCTCTCTCTGCTTCCAGCCTGGCAATTGTATCATTAGGAGCAGTAACCTCTGGCAACAGCATACTAATCAAATCCGTAATCGGTAACTCAAAGTTACTGTTCAATCCCTTAGCCATTGCGATCCTATTGGCCAAGTCTCCCGGTATCTTAATCACATACTTAGTCTCTATGTGCGTTTCCAGCAATACTTCCAATATCTCTGAAGGAATCTCCGCCCAACTAACTGGCCGCAATCCTGGATTACGCAAATACAACTGGTACCAATCATTGGTGCTCTCAGTAGTAACATGCGTAACCACATCCTTATACGGAGTAATCAACTGCATAGCTGCCTCAGCAGCCTGTGTTACCAGAGTCGCACTAACTTCACCAATGATATTGCCAAAAGTTAAGTCACTAAAACTTCCTCTTTGTATGGCATTCCTGAAACTGAACAATATCTGACTAACCTCAACAGGTATTGCTGGCATAGCAACAACTTCAAGACTATCTTGTGGTCCACCACGAAACATAGCCCCACGCTTGTACCAGTCCTCGGCATTCTTAATAATAGGAACATTACCAACAGACTTCTCAAACACTCTAGGATTAGCAGTATCTCGTACTAACTGCATCATAAAACTTTCTAGTTGATTGAAACTCCTATACAACGCCTCATTGGTCGCCAGGATACTTTGTCCCATAGTATCACTGACATCCACAGACTTGTCGCTAAAATTCGGAATCCCCGCAACAGCCCCACTTAGTATTGGAATCCCCTCTACTCCCATTGGCGACAACGGCTTAACCACTATATTATCAATAACTACCCCATGAACAGCCATCCCATCAACCCGCTTGTATAAATGACTCTCCTCTGGGTTATCCGGCATCCTACGACCTTCCGGCCAAAACCAACCGTTCAACAGTATATTACTCTCCGCTCTAGCTTTGCTAATCTTCCTCACTCTAGCCAACCTCAACAACCCCTCACTAGCCACATCACTCCATTCTGGGTATATCTGTGCGGGATTCCAGTAGTCTATCCCAATACTCCCATCTTCCTCCATCCACACTGGAACCGCATACCAACCAGTAGCTACTAACATCCCAACAAAATTCCAAAACCAAGTCTCTTGGCCACGGCCAAGATTCTTAGTATTGATATCTTCCCAGAGACTAGTAAAGTACTGCTGAATAGCCTCTGAAATTCCTCTTGCTTCCGATGCAATGGGTTTCCCACCGTTGGGTATAATCTCAACTATGACCGGCTTTGGCTGGAGCAAAAACGTAGCCATGCTCCAAGTAGTCCTTGGGTCATTGCCAACAAAGCTCTCCATGTTTTCTTGTGCTAGTGTATCTTTCTGAGACAACAACTCATACCAGCGATTGAACCCCTGTTGTCTCTTATTATACTTCTTCACCAATTCTTTTATCTCAGCAACCATTTCATTGTTGCTGAATAGACTACGTATTATGCTTACCATTTGCTCTCCTTCGCTTAGCAGTTCTTTCACTGATTCCAAACATAATCATCAATTGCATATCAGTAGTATTAGGATTATCTACCAGATACTGTTGCTGATATTTCTCCACGCACTGTATCCTCAGACTTCTCATTACTGGATGCAACACCAACTTTCTTTGCCAGTCCAGCACTGCTATTTGTCCAAGCTCGATAATACCCTCACAGATATAACAAGCACCAAAATAATCCGCAACATTCTCAGTAACATAAATCGG